CAGAAATTTGATCGCAAGTAAAAGTTATAGATATTCTATGTAGCTCTACTTCCTCTCTACCTATCTCTTTTAATTTTTTAACAGATTCTTCATACCCAAAAATACTACAGTCATAGCCACTGTTAAATTTTTCTGGCCATTGATACGGAGGCATACATGTGTTAGCTGAATAGCTACACATCAATAAAGTTAATACAAATTTCATCAGTCTAATATTAAAGATAAAATTTTCTTTTCACCCATGTATACCTCTATATTTGCTTTAGATTGCAAACATTTATATACAACTCTATCACCAGGATTCTTGTCTTTCATGGCATAACGTTTGGCCTTGAGACATTTTGATAACGACTCGTGATAACGATGTTCTATAATTTTGTGATCTTGCAGAAGTAAAAGTGCGAATACCATTTCAATCATTAGTGACCGTTCCCGTTTCTAATTAATTTTTCTACATCTTCTTGTAATTTAGATGTTTGTTCTTTTAAAAAGTCTATATTAATTTTATTGTTTCTCATACCTTTTAATTCTTCATCCATAGACTCAATCAACCCTGCCATATGTTCGACCAACATGAAAAGTTCAGCCTCCCCAGAAGACTGCCCTAATTCTCCACGCGGGTATTTGATTCTAAATTCAGAGTTTTGTTCTAAATCTTTTTGCATCAATTCTAAAGTTGTTGTGTGTTTATTAAGAGTTTCAATAATACCAAAATAAGCCCAAGTGCCAATTGCTACTAGCGTTATTAAAGAAGCAACCGTTTTCATTGGCATTTGTACACGTGCTTCGTCCGATATATTTAATGGTTTATTGCTCATCTAGGATCCTTCCATTGTTTTATTTTATTTATTTTTTCCAATCTTGCCTCTTCTTCTGCTTTAGCTTTATCTATTGCTTCCATTTCTTCTGTAATTCTTTGTTCTTCTTCTTGATTAGCCTCTTCTTTTATCTGTAAATTTTTAACGTAAAGATCATAATCTGGTCTTAGCTTACCATATTTTTTCCATTTTGCTTTTGCTTCTTTACCTATCGAACCTTCGTAAGGACATGGAGTGCCCGCATGTTCCATGCTAGCAAACACACGAGGATCTTGACAAAGAATAGCTACTGCCGCTACTTTCATTCCAAGTGAATTTAGTTCTCTTGATAATTTTATTCTTTCACAGTTCTTATCTCTAAAAGATTTACCTGCAGATACACCAATTCCAAACGTTTGAACACCTGCTGACGCTCCAGCAAGACAAACATCTGATCCTGAGTTAGTCACAGTTGGAGCCGCAGCTGTTGGTGGTGCAGACTTTATATTTGAATTCGTCGTAGAATTTGTTGTGCTGTTAGAAGATGACCCAGACTGATATGTTGTTGTTGCAGTCGACGTATAACCACCTTCAATTGCAGTGTTTGAACCTGATGTATTAGTTTGAGTTGAACCTGGATAGGCTGGTGTAGCAAATAATGCTAGGAGACACATTAGTATAATTAATACTGCTGTAAATCTGTAATTCATCCTGGCTATCTCCATAGTTCATAAAATCCTATTTGACTATTAACGCTGCTACTAAAACTATAAACACAAGACATACAATCTTGTGATCAGACCAGTAGTGCATAGCCTTATCTTTTAATTTTTTAATCATTTTTCTTTTCCTCCATTTCATAGAAGAACTTGTCAGTATCTTCCGTTATCCATTGACCAGAATCTTCTACATTCCATTCTGATGTTTGAACTTTCCAATCAGGAATTTCATCTTTCACAGTGAAAGAAGGTAAATCCCAGATTATTCTGTTGTTAGGTTGTGCTGCAAAATTGCCGTCATTCAACGCAATAATGTGTGCGCACTTGTGTTCGTGCGGTATTTCGGAATGTTCCGTGTCTAGTATATTACTCTCTGGATGTGCAAAGTCAACGGTAAATAAATACTTACCGTGATGCCACTTTTTATCTTTACCTATGTACTTGCCTGCTTGTCCGCTTAGTATGTCCCAACGATGAACAGAAGGATAATAAGAAAAACAATTCCAGAGCTGTAGTTCATCAAGTCTTCTTCTGGGCACTCCGGATGGTTCAAATCCCTTTTGAATAAACGCGCTAATTGGTAAGCGATAAAATACTGCACCGTTTTCCATAATAGCATGAAATAAAATAGCATGACCTGCAATAGCGCTAAGACCAAAGATAATGCAGTCTTCAACTTCTCCATGATGTTTTTTAAGATCATATAAATACTCTCTTTTTATTTGTGCATAAGTAGGTGGTATGTTTGCATTTAAGTATGCCATAATTTATCCTCATTTAATTGTACCCCAATTTGGTCCAGATTCATAGTCAACTTTATTAGGTACTTCTAATTCAACTGCAGATTCCATAATCTCTTTTATCTTATCTGCATTACCATCAACCGATATATCAAGTTCATCATGCACTTGTATATGTGGTATAATTCCTTCTTTGTATAAATCTACCATAGCTTTTTTTGTCATGTCAGCTGCTGATCCTTGAATTAATTTGTTTAATGCTTTGTATGTATATGCTCGTTTGATCCCTGGTCCGTGTTCCGCAAGTGCTTCTTCATGTGGCAACGCTTTATGTATTCCAAATTGATTGGGCTCCCATAAATTAAACCTACACCTTCGGCCAAGTAAAGTTCTAACTCTACCTCTATCTTGGGCTCTACGCATAACACTTTCCATTAACATTTTAACAAATGGTACTTTGTCATGGTAAGTTCTAAATAAGTCTTCTGCATGTTCTTTAGATACACCTAGCTCTGCTTGTAATTTATTTTTACCCATACCATAAAACAAACCAAGATTAATTGTTTTAGCTGATGATCTAGGTATGTTAGCCATCTCAGCAACGATTTGGTGAAAGTCTGCTTCACCATCATTATATGCATCTAATACTTCTTCTACACCATACAATCCATCTAATGCTGCATAGTGTGTAACAAGTCTTGGTTCTTGTTGACTGTAATCAAAACAACCCCATGTCGTACCTTCTTCAGGCACAAACAAACTTCTGATCCGTGGTCCAAGTTCTTTGTTTCGTGCTGGTATCTGCTGTAAGTTTGGATTGTTGTAACTAAACCTACCAGTAACAGTTCCACCTTGATCTGATCTTATCTGATTTATCTCAGCATGTATTCTACCATTGTGTGAGTGTTTTAAAATTGTATCAATAAATGTTGTGTGTGATTTGTTTATCTCTCTTGCATGTGCAATTGCTTTTACAACAGGATCAGTTTGATTCTGTAAAAAGTTTTTAGTAAAACTTGGTGCGCCTGTTTTTGCTGTACGTTCAAATGGTAAGTTTCTTTTTTTAAATACTTCAGCAATACTTCTCGCTGCCCATATTTGTACATCAATACCAGTTTCTTTGTACACTTGTTGTAGACATTGTTTTTCTTCAGCAACTAATTCTTCTTTTAATTTATGTGCAGCGTCCATATCAACACGTACACCTAAGAATCTCATGTCAACAAGACATGGAAATAATTCTGTTTCAAGATTAAATATATCTTCAAGGTCTTGACTCAAAATTTCTTTTTTCATTTCTTGCCAAAGTTTGTATGTTAATGTAGCGTCTTGCTCTGCATATTCACCTACATACATTGCAGGCAGTTTATACATCTCTGCCTTGTGATCGATGCCCCAATGGTCCGCAGTTTCCTTCAATACAGCCTCATTTTTGCCGATTCCAACGTAATCTCGACCCAAACTACCTAAATCATATCTAAACCTATTCTCATCTACGAGAGAGCCAGCAATCATGGTATCTACGATCTGACCTTCTATTTTATACCTTTCAGCCCTTAAAAAACATACATCGTACATGGCATTGTGAAATATCTTAATTGCAGGTGTATTTAATACACCTTGAAACCATCTTGTGACCATTCCATGATCCATGTTACCACCACCTTCGTGACGAATAGGATAGTATCCTACCCAATCATGCACAGCTACAGCTATACCTACGATGTGTCCTCTATTTGTTACAGATCCAGAGCCCATAGTTTTTAGTTCTGGGTCTTTTGTTTCCAGGTCAATTGCAATCTCATCATACTTTGATAGATCAGGAAAAGACTCTGGTGGTAACCATTCAGTCTGTGGTTTAAATATCGGTTTCATAATCCCTCTCAAGTATCATTTCTAAAAAGTGTATTGCTTTCAATATGTCTTGCTTCTTTCCCTTATCTCTATGTCTTATGATATACTTTATAGCACAACCTTCAGGATATAACAACTCATTCTCAACAACAAATTTGCTTGGTTGAATTTTATATTTCTGATAGTGTGATCCTCCGTGTTGCTTGTCCCATACTTTACTCATAGATTATAAGCCTTTCTTGTTTGTGGTTCAATTATATATAAATTTTTTTCTGTTCTTGTGCACGCAACATAAAATAATCTATGTGTATCATCTGGATCTTTTTCATAATCAATAAATGCTGCATTAGACAAATCTGTTGTCACAACTACATTCTCTCTTTCATTACCCTTAACTCCATGTATTGTAGATATACTAATTCTAGGATTCTTATCTAAATCTTCTCCTGATTTAATTAATTTTTTTATTTTTTTTACGTCCTCATCACCAATTTCATTCAATGCTTTGTCCCATTCTACTTCTGTTTTAAGACCATATTTTTCTTTCAATGTATCAATATCATAAAATCCATCTTTAACTATTGTTTTAAATAACTTTGGATCCCAGTTATCTGTAGTCATCTTTGCAAAAAGTTTTTTAACGTCATTAAAATGAAGAGGTATACCTTTTCGTAAATCATTCCATTTTTTTATAACTTCATAGATATTTTTTACTTTAGGTGTAGCATTTCTTCTTTGCCAATATAATTCTTTTTCATCTAGTATCTCTCCAATATTTGCCAACATATAATTAGCTTGTGCTAGCACTAACCATCTACCTATTGAAAAATTTATTTCATGTAAGTCACTACAATAATTAACAAATCCTTCTTCTTTTTTTGGTAACCATTCTTTATCTACTCTGTTTCTTACTTTTTTTATTATGTTATTTGCTAACGCAAAAGGTTTTTGTGGCACCCTTTGTGATTGATCCAATACAGTTCTTTCACCTTCTAAATTTATAAATGTACTAACGTGTGCACCATTCCATCTGTATATAGCCTGGTCATCATCCCCTGATATGTATGAGTCTTGAGCATTCTCTTCTATTTTTTTAACTAATTTCCATTGCACCAAACTTAAATCTTGTGCTTCATCTACAAACATAACTCTAAGTTTTGGTGCTTTTCCGTTATCTAAAAATTTTTCTAGCATGTCAGGAAAATCAATTAATCCATTTTGTTTTTTATAATTTTCTAACTCTTCTATTATAATTTCTAATTTATTTAATTGTATCTTGGAATTGTTATTTAAATTATAAAATTTTATTGGATCCATTTCTTTTGATCTTGCTAAATTTATTAATTGTATGTATGGATCTGGAGAATAGAATACACCCTCGTAGTCCTCGTCTTGTTTTGCACCTTCAAGTTCTATCTGCATTTTTTCTGATAGTTCTTTGTAATGCTTTGGTTGCATTACCTGGTTCCTGTTTATACCTAATTGATTAAAACAAAACGCATGTAGTGTTTGAAAGTATGGCACATCATTAAAAGATAATTTAAACTTATCTACTGCTCTTTGTTTACCTTCTTGTGCAGCGTTTTTACTAAATGTAAAATAACCAATCTTATCTGATGGTGTATTATTTAAAAATTTTTCTATATGTCCAAGTAAAGTATGTGTTTTTCCTGTGCCTGGAGGACCATAAATTATGTGACGCATTAATAATTTTCTTTCTTAAATGTTTTTGGTTTGTATGTTTCAGTCTTCTTGTCAAATCTAGCTACAACAAACACAGATATTTTTGTTTTACCTACACGTTTAGTTGTGCAGTTTAAATCATCTTTTAACATCTGTGATGTTCTTTGATACGGAACTCTCCAATGTTTTCTTGATAGATAGTTGTTAAAAAAGTTGTCAAATACAAAGTGGTGATAACCATCTTTAGTGTACGTACCACCATTACGTAGATCTTCGTAGTCGTCTTTTTGTATTCTGTTTACACAGTAATCTTCTAAGTAATTATTTAATATATCTTTTGTGCTTGTACCTTCTGCAGGTTCTGTAATCTCTGCACCACTTAACAATACAGTAGTAATTTTTTTCCAATCACCTGTTTTAAGTGTTGGTGGATTTATTCGTAATTGTTTTATACATTCTTCTTGAAATAAAGTTTGATTAGCTAAATGTTTTGCTGAATCTAAATACAATCTATCTCCATCTACATTCATATAATAGTAAGGTTCCTCTAAGTTGACTACTTGCAAGTCTGTTAGACTCGGAAATATTATCTCTTGTCCTATGCCAAATTTTCTAGACCTACATAATTTTTTATCACATAAACTACACATGGGTTGATCATTGCATTTATAGCCCCACTCTTTTTTTTCATGTTGTTTTGTAATTATATTTACTTCTGTATCTGATAGTGGTTGTTCCATTGCAGTTTCATTAAAAATCATTACTTTAGTTTTCCAATTATCAGGCCACTTAGATTTTGCATACACACCATAATGAAATAGTGCATTGTTTCTACCACCTTCACCAATTTTATTTTGTGCCATTAATTCAACACATGGTGGTCCATCTGAATAAGGAGTTTCTGGTCTTTTAATTTTTATTGTACTGATGTCTTGTTGTTTATATTTTTCGTAGAGTTCAAAAAAAACATCTATACTAGCAGCTTCACCATTTTCCATAAAGGCATATCTTGTTGCTTGTTTACAATTAAAGTATGGTAAATTTAAAAAGTTTCCTGTATCATCTTTTGATTTTAATTCTCTTTGTTTTGGAAATACTTCTGATCCACCATAACCTAATACTGATCTAATCTCATTTAATTTATCTTGCATCAAACCTGCTGATACATAATCTTCTGTAAATAAAAATACGTGAGCACCACCAGACTTTGATCTACATACTACTAATGGTAATTGAAATTGTTTTATTTTATTTATTAATTGTTTGTGATCAAACTCTGCGTATGAGTCAATGTCTATACATCCCCACTTACATTTATTATCATCATTGATTGGTATGATACCTAAACTGTCAGTGCCATCTAAATGCTTTTGCCACAATTCATCTGTGACAGGTTCTCGTTTAACAAACGATTTACCTTTAATCTTGTTGCCGTCACCATTTGATTCACCAACTAAAGTGACACCATGTGCACGGTCCAATCCATAAAATATATTTTTAAATCTTTCTATCATACAAAATAAAAGTGGGCGTTTCCACTCTCGCTTAAACGCCCACTACCTAGGATACTGTTTAGTAATTAGAAGAACCTTTATTAGTTTCTTCTGATCCATGTTTAGCTTGGACTTCACCTTTACCTACTGATACTGCAAAAGATTTAGCCATGTCATACATAGCTTTATCTGTTACAGGACCAACTTTAGATACATCCCAACCAAACCATGTTCCTTTGTCATTAGACATTTGAACAGTTGATAGATTGTAAATGTGGCTGTAAGTAGGCGGTGTAAATAAACCGTTTTTACCTTGCATCTTGATACCCATCATCATTGAGTTCCATTTTCTACTAACTTTAAGTTGAGTAGATTTCATAGAAATCAAAGCTGTTTGTGGGTTGTTACCAAGAGTCAATACAAAGTGATTAGCTGTGTTATCAAGATAGTTACCGTTTGGTAATCTGTCTTTATAATCTTTGCCTCTAGTCGTTTGACTTACAATGTCACTATCTGCATCGTGAATTGCAACAGGTGCACCTGTGCTGGTACCTCTGTCTTGCCATTCAATATACTGTCTTTTATAATGAGCTGGTATGACTTGTATGGTATCATACAATTCATTAGTTACAGTATTTATTATCTTGCCAGGTTCTGCACCCTCAACATATTTACCATCTCTTTTGTTTACCTCTGGAGATAGTTGGCCCAAAATTTTTAAGAAAGGCAACGCAAGATCTTCTTGCGATATATTTTGAGCGCCTTGTGCTGCATCAGCTTCCATGTCAAATGTTGCTAATGCTCCTTCTTTTTTCGTTGTTACTTGGTTCATTGTTATTGTTTCCTTTTTATTGTTGTCTTATTCTCCGAGAACACCCCGAAGATTTCCGTTGGCATTTCTTTTCCTGCCTCAATACGCTCACGGACTAACGCTTTCAGAGTCATGGGTTCTACCTTCATCTTTTGTGTCGGTTGAAACCCTTGACCCTTTGCAAGTTCGGCATAATCAGCCGCCTTGTTATCTTCGTTGCGACCAAAGGATACGGATATCTCGTTTTTGATTATATCCCCTAGTCCATTATTACGAAGCCAGTTATACGCCGCTTCTTTATTTGCTTCTGTAATAGTAGCACGATACGACGTTGAAACTTTTAGATGTGATCCATCTTGTAATTTTAATTCTGCTAACCCCATCTCACTCATCATAGTTGGTATGATGTCACCAGATACTTTTTGTATTTCTGATTTAGTATTTTTTATATGACCCTCTAAACTTTCCAGTCTTTCATTTAAAGTTTCTAATCTTTCAACTTGATCTGCAAGGGACTGAATACCTTCAGTCTTTTTCATTGCATCTTGTTGATCTTTTTCAAAATCAATTGTCATCTATTTCTCCTTTCTCGTATAGATTAATTTCAATAGGATAATATTTTCTTTCTTGTTTATCCCATTTTAATACATTGTATTTACCATGTGTAATATCAGATACAATAGAACACGCAACACCTATAATAGCCGGATCACCTGTAAGTAAAAGATAATCTTCAACTTTAAAATTTTTTAAACCTTGTCTTAACTTGTAAATAAGTGGACCAGGAGAAAAAATCATTTGAGAAAATTCCGGTAATAAAAATTTAAACTCACCATACTTTGATGCGCCCATAATATTTATTTTAGGATTGCCTGCTTGCGTTCCTGGAATTTGCTGTATTACATAAACTATTCTTTCTGACATTGACAAATCATATAACATCCTTTATATAGAAGTCAATAGAAAGAAAAAATAATTATGAATTATAGATTTAAAACAAAACCATATGCACATCAAATGACTGCATTAGAAAAGTCATGGAACAAAGAAAATTTTGCGTACTTCATGGAAATGGGTACAGGTAAAACAAAAGTATTAATAGACAATCTTGCTATGCTTTATGATAAAGGTAAAGTTGATAGCGCTTTAATTATTGCTCCAAAAGGAGTTGTTAAAACTTGGTATGAACAAGAACTGCCTACACATTTACCAGATCACATAGAGAATGTGACTGTATTGTGGCAACCAAATATTATAAAAAAACAACAAGAAAAATTAGACACGTTATTTGAAATAGAAACTGCTTTACATATTTTTATAATGAATGTTGAAGCTCTGTCTACAGATAAAGGTGTAAAATTTGCATCTAAATTTTTAAACTCTCATAAAACTTTAATGGCTGTTGATGAGTCAACTACAATAAAAACACCTACAGCTAAACGAACTAAAAATATTATAACACTTGGTAGGATTGCAAAATATAGACGTATCATGACAGGTTCTCCTATTACTAAAAATCCATTAGATTTGTATAGTCAATGTGAGTTCCTTGATCCGTGGTTATTGGATTTTACTTCATACTATGCTTTTCGTAATCGTTATGCAGAAATGAAAACTATGCATATACATGGACGATCAATACAAGTAGTAGATAAGTTTCAAAATCTTAGTGAGTTATCTGATACGGTTAAAACTTTTTCTGAAAGAGTTTTAAAAGAAGACTGTTTAGATTTACCGCCAAAAAATTTTATTAAACGTCATGTTACATTAACACCTGATCAAAAAAGAATATATGAACAAATGAAGAAGGCAGCTATGGCTGTGTTAAATGGTAAAGTTACAACTACTATGACTGTGTTAACTCAGTTGATGAGATTGCATCAAATAACTTGTGGTCATTTTACCGCTGACGATGGAACCACTCAACAAGTAGAAAGCAATCGACTTAATGAACTGATGTCTATTCTTGAAGAAACAGAAGGTAAAGCAATTATTTGGGCAAACTATCAGTTAAGCGTTGGTGAGATTATACAAAAGATAATTAAAGTATATGGCAAAGACTCTTACGTTCATTACTATGGTTTAACTCCACAAGAAGATAGACAAAACTATATTCGTAAATTTCAAAACGATCCTAAATGCAGATTTTTAATTGGAACACCACAAACAGGAGGTTATGGTATTACACTTACTCAGGCTAACACAGTTATCTATTACTCTAATGGTTATGATTTGGAAAAAAGATTACAGTCAGAAGATAGAGCACATAGAATAGGTCAGAAAAAAACCGTTACTTATATTGATATGATTGCTGAAGATACAGTAGATGAAAAAATTGTAGAGGCTTTACGTAAAAAAATTAACATTGCCTCTGAAGTTTTAGGTGAAGAATTAAAAGAATGGATATAAAATTTATTTTTATGTTAGATCTACTGCTTTCCCAGTGATTGGGCTATACTTAGTTTTTTTAGTTTCTTTATCTCGGTAAGCTCGCATATATTGAGCTCTTGGTTGAAATGGTATGTAGCTTGCGTGAATCCATCCGCTATTGGGCTCTCCAGGTGTGTAGTATTCAAGAATCAATTGATCTGTAGTACAGTTCATTCGTACCCAGTCAGCAACTTCAGCATTATCTTCTCCAATGACTTCAAAATCAACCGCTTCTGCTTTTGCATGTTGCGAATTGATTGAGCTACCGATAGCAGCGCATAATTCTGGGCTTCGGTATCCGCTGGTTACTTTGACCCTGCCAAAGTGATCTCGTACGGGCTGTAAAATTTGTTCACAAAGTGTTTTTAATTTATCTATTTGATCTGCATTAGGTTCATTATCAATGCCTTTACGTATTGCAGTGTCTGATTTAGTTAATTCTTGAAGAGAAAAGTTTCTAGAAAGTTGCATGAAATTTTTTATTGTGTGTTTGATAATAACATAAAAATCATATTAGCCATACCCATAATTAACATACCTGCGGACACCAATACAATTTTTTCTAATCTACTTATTTGATTTTCTATTCTGTGAATTTTGTCATGAGTCTGCTTTTGCATAATTCTGCAAAGCTTTTCATGATCTTCTATTTTTTGTAATGCGTTTTTAGCCATTAAGTTATTCTCCTCGCAGCAATTACTTTTTCTTCAGGTGATAGTAAAGCTTCTTGTGTTCTTGTCAAGTTAGTATTTGGATTTACATTTGCTTGTGCTGTTTGTACTACAGGCATTGCCATATTAGGTAATGGTGGTGTTTGTATAGATGCGTCACCAAATATATTTTTAATATTATCAAAATTAATCAATGGTTCCTTTGGTTGTTCTATTGTTGTTTCTTTGGGTTCAACAACATTTAATTTTTTATTTTTATATTCTCTTACAATTTTTTTAAAATCTAGTTTAGGATAAAAATAATTTCTGTTTGCTATTTCATTATTTTCTCTTGCAAATTTTTGTGCGTCTTTTAATCTTTTATCCATTCTACCTTCAAATCCTGTGTATGGAATGTTTTGACCTCTTAATAATTTAAATGCATTTTTAGAAGATATACCTCTATCTTTCATAACTTTAAGTAAATCACTTCTTTTAGCTCCAGCTGCAAGTGCATCTTGTAATACAATATAAAACTCTCTGTTAACTTTTAATTTTTCATCTTGTATTTGCCTAAACTCATTTGCTAAAACTTCTGGTCCTCGTTGTCTAAAGTTTTGTAGACTAAATAATTTTTCTGTTGATGTAACTAATCTAGATTTTTTATTATAGTCGGTAACTTTATATTGCATACTTCTTGGCACATCTACGTTAATTATTCTAACACCAGATAATAATGCGAGTAATTCATCCATTAAATTTGCAGGAGTTCCCCCTCTTTTAATATCTCCTTGAAGTGCTTGATATGTTTTATCGACAGTT